CAGCAAGTATTTTAAAATCTTTACTTGGAGGTCCATCCTCGCAGCCTAGTTTGTCAAACGCAGTTGCAGCTAAAGTTAAAGGTGCCGATAATGATTGGCGTGTGCGTTTAAGTGTTCCTTCTACTATGCCTAAAGATGGAATATTAAAACCTTTAGATGCTACAAACGGCTTAGTGTTTCCGTATACTCCTACTATATTAATACAACATTCAGCTAACTATGATGCAATGCAGCCGACACATAGTAATTATCCCTTCCCACAATACCAAAGCAGTCAAATTGATGATATTGTTATTACAGGAGATTTTTTCTGCGAAAATGCTGTAGATGCTCAGTATTGGGCAGCAGCTTTGCATTATCTTAGAAGTGTAACTAAAATGGCATACGGACAAAGTACAAATGCAGGAGCACCACCGCCTTTAGTATTTTTAAATGGATACGGAGATTTTGTATTTCCAAATGTTCCGGTTATTATTAAAACATTTAGTGTTGACTTACCAGCAGATGTTGATTATATAAAAACACAAGTAGACGGCGAAGTAGCAAAAGTAAATGCAGGAACAAAAGTAGAAGGATTTTATGAAGGCTGGGCTCCTGTACAAAGTCAAGTAATGGTAACAGTACAACCAGTTTACTCACGTGCAAGAACTTCGCAATTTAGTCTTGATAAGTTTGTGAAGGGTGATTACTTAGACAACGGAGGATTTATCTAATGGCAACATATGGACCTATTAGTCCTTGGGGATCTACAAAAGTTATTAATAGACAATATTTAGATGTGTTAAGAATACGCCCAATACCTAAAAGTGATGACGATGTATTGTACGAAGTGCAACCACAATTTACACATCGTCCAGATTTGTTAGCATTTTCGGTATATGGTACATCTAAACTTTGGTGGGTATTTGCGCAGAGAAATATGGATATATTAAAAGATCCTGTTTTTGATTTAGAAGCAGGTATAAGAATTTTCCTACCAAGAGAAGATCAATTACAAAAATTCTTAGGATACTAATACATGGCAATTAGACCTACACAGATTGTTCAGAGAAGTTTAGAAAGAGCTAGAGGAGTTGGCGAAGGCCTTATCAATGATGCTTCTCAACAGGCTGAAAATCTTAGAAGACAGGCACAAGGTGCAATTGATAAATCTATACAAGTGCTTGACGGAGCCAACCCTATCGGTGCTGAGTTAGAAGCAGTAGCAATAGCATTTAAAAATCAATTACCACAAGTTCCTTCACCGACAATGTCTGCAATGGCTGACCTAGCAATACAATCAGGACAACCAATTGGTGCTACAGAAAATATTTTAAAATCATATGCTAGTTTCAACTATGTTATAACACTTGCGTGTTTAACAGTAAACGAACTTAATTTTCCAGAAGCTACTTACAGATCAAGAAGTCCACAAGTAACTGTTTTAAGAAGCGGTGGCGGAGCTCCAGGGAAAGCAATGACAGCTTTTGAATCAGCTGATGCACAATTAGAGTATTTTATTGACGACTTAGAAATTGATACGATTATATCACCAACTACGGCAACTCGTACATCTAATGCTACTATGTCTAGTTTTACAGTGCTTGAACCATACAGTATGGGCTTGTTTTTACAAACGCTTATGATAGCAGCAAATAAAGCAGGACACGCCGACTATCTTAAAGCACCGTACGCTCTTATATTAGAATTTATTGGTTATGACGACGATGGTAGAGTGTCAAATTCTCGACTAGGTAGACGAGTATTTCCTATAAAAATAAACAAAGTAGACTTTGATGTAAGTAGCGGCGGCAGCAGATATAATGTTAGAGCCCACGCATGGAATGAAGGATCTTTATCATCTGTTGCACAAACAACTAGAACAGATGTAAAAATTACAGGCAATAATGTAACTGAACTTTTACAAACTGGTCCGTTAAGTTTAACAAATATTTTAAATCAAAGAATTAGAGAAAAAGCAATAGCAGATGGCAATGCACCAATCAACAAAGATGAATATGTGATTTTATTTCCTAAAGAACTTAGTTCAAGTTTAGGATTAAGTAATAATGATGACGGCTCCGGCGATTTAGCAGCAATGACTGTTGAAGAATATTATGCTAGAGTAAGTCCTGGAAATACAGATTTTAATAAGTTACCAGATGCTGCCGCTGCTGATGTAGTAATAAATTTTAGAAAATACCAGCAATTATTTTCTAATAGTTCAGTATCTAGACAAATTAGAAGAATTGCTGATAGCTCTGAATTAATAAATGATATCGGAAAAGCAACTATTGTTGAAAGTATGGCAACTGGAGGAGCACAGCCATTTGGACAAGAAGCATATGTAAAAAACGAAAATGATGTTTATGTTTCGGATAATATAGAAATTTCAAATGACTTTAGAACTTTTCAGTTCCAAACTGGAACTACAATCGAACAAATAATTGAAGAAATTGTAATTCTAAGCACATATGGGCAAAAAGCAGCTACAGAAATTAAACCAGACTCTAACGGTATGATTCCTTGGTTTAGAGTTCATACACAAACTTTCTTAGTATCTGACGAACAAGTAAGAAGTGTTAGTGGAGAAAATCCAAAGATTTATGTTTATGCCGTTGTTCCTTATCTAGTACACTCAAGTGTGTTTAACAATTCAACACAACCGTCAGTTGGTATTAAAAAGAGAAAAGAACAAGCAGCTAAACAATACGATTATATCTATACTGGACAAAACGATGATATTTTAGATTTTCAAATTAACTTTAATAATTCATTTTTTAAAGCAGTTAGTTCAGGTATAAACTCTTCCGGTACTGCTAGGTCAGCAACAACAGACAGTACAAATAATCCTAATAATTCAACATTTACACAATCAGAAGGAGCAGCAGGTATTGTAAGTTTAACGGGTAACCCTAATGTTGCAGAAGTTTCAAATGCAGTTTCAACAGGACAAGGCGGCGGCGGAGATGCTGATAGTCCAAAAGTTCATATTGCAAGAATGTTTAACGAAGCTATTGTAAATAATGAAGTAGATTTAGTTACAATGGAATTAACTGTTTTAGGTGATCCGTATTATCTAGCAGATACTGGACAAGGAAATTACAGTTCGCCGCCCTCTGGAGATCCTGCATATACAGCAGACGGCACAATGAATTATCAAAGAACTGAAATTGAAGTAAATGTTAATTTTAGAACTCCTATAGATTATCCTAGTAATGGAGGTAACATGATTTTTCCAACTGGAATGACCGGCACTGGCGATACTGTACCTGTTGGAGCGTTTGGAGGACTGTATAAAGTTAATACCGTAAAAAATTCTCTAACAAGCGGTAAATTTACCCAGGTACTAAAATTAATTAGACGTCCTAACCAAGCAACTGATGTAGGACAAGAAGGATCGCAACAAGACAATAATGCTGTAACAAGTAGACCAGCAGACGCAACAGTAGACGGTAATCAAAATGTTACTCCTACTACTGCATCAAATCCTGATGCTAATGATCCAAGAGGCGATCAAACAGCAGCTCCTAGCAGCGGCGGATCAGGAGCAACACCTGCGACAGCAACAGGTACAACTACAACTACAACTACAACTACAACTACAGAAACGCCGGCCGCAACAACAACTACAACAACACCAGTTGATAGAGGTCCTACAGATATATGGGGCTTTCCGAGACCGCAAAGATAGGAAATTTTAAATGGCAGTAGATAGTCGCCCAGGCAATAGAAAATTAGTAAATAACCCCGGACCTTACGAAGCAATTGTAATATCTCATCTTGACCCTAAAAGAATGGGAGGGTTAACTGTAGAACTATTAAAAAATAGTGAAAGCGGAAATCAGCCTGAAAGATCAGGACAAGTTGTTACAGTAAAATATATGAGTCCTTTTGCAGGACAAACTCCTGTTGCTGGAACTACATCTGAAGATACATTTCAAGGAACACAAAAGAGTTACGGTATGTGGTTCGTTCCTCCGAGTCCAGGAACTAAAGTTCTTGTTATGTTCGCTGAAGGAAATATCGCAAGAGGATATTGGATAGGATGTGTTCATGACACTTACACAAACTGGATGACGCCAGATCCTTGGGCAGGAAGTGAGTTTAATACACAAGAACAAGGTAGGCCACTACCAGTTGGAGAATACAACAAGCGTATTGCAACAGGTGTAGGAAATAATCCTAATAGATATACTAAACCTGTTAATAGTGATTTCTACACAATTTTAGCAAGACAAGGATTAGTTGATGATCCAGTAAGAGGCCCTGGTAACCATTCGAGCCGTAGAGAAACTCCTTCGCATATCTTCGGTGTAAGTACCCCCGGACCTAGGGATAAGCGTGATGGTGCTCCTAAAACATCTATTGGCGATTCTAACTCAAGAACACAAAGTTTTTCTAGTGTCTTAGGTGGACATAGTATTGTAATGGATGACGGTGATGAGAGAGAAATAAGAAATAGCTATGCTTCGCAAGGTCCTAAAGAATATACAAGTTTAGTTAATAATCCAGATGCAACTACAGGAATAAAAACTATTCCTAAAGGTGAAATGATGCGTTTTAGAACACGTACTGGACACCAAATATTAATGCATAATTCGGAAGATTTAATTTATATTGCAAATGCAAATGGATCTACGTGGATCGAGCTAACAGCAAACGGAAAAATTGACATCTACGCACAAGATAGTGTTAGTATTAGAACACAAAATGACTTGAATATAAGTGCTGACAGAGATATTAATATGACTGCTGCACGAGATATTAATCTTAATGCTAGTAGAGATTACAAATTAACTGTGTCAAATAATAGTGACGTTAAAGTGGGCGTAGATCACAAACTAGATGTTGGAGCCAATCATGATGTTTATGTTGGTGCAACACAAAAAATATTTGTAGGTGCAGATAATAATTTACTTGTAGCAGCAGCACACAATATTACTAGTCAAGCAACACTTGATATTAATACTACTGGTGCCAGAAAAGATACACAAGCATCGTGGGACGTTAATTCGGGAGGCTATAATTATTTTACATCTGGCGCAAATACAGAAATTGCATCCGGCGGCGATATTTTACAATCTGCTGGCAATATACATTTGAACGGCCCAGCTGCTACAGGAGCAGCAAACGCAGGATCAGCAGCAACAGCAGCAGTTGCAGCACCTGCATTATGGCCAGTTCGTGTACCGGTACACGAACCGTGGAATGCACACGAACATTTAGATCCAGGAACATTTACGCCACAGTATACTCAAGCAGCTGGATCGCCTAGTCCTGCACTAAGAGAGTCAACACCACAATTAGGTAGTGCCGGCGACTTAGCCGGAAGTGGTGCAGCAAGCGGCTCAACTGTATCAGCAGCAAATCTTAACGGACCGCAAACTGTTATTCCTGGAGAAGTAGGAGCATCCGGTGATCAACCGGCAAAACCAGTTGAAGTTACACTACTGCAACAATACTTCTTAAGCGAGCTTATTAAAAAAATAGGATTGGATCCTGCAAACGCACTCAAAACAGCAGATCCGAGCAGACTTGCGCCTGGCGAAACCCCTGGTAATGCAGAAGCACTTGGTATGGCAATGGCACAAATTCAAGCAGAGTGTGCTTTCCGTCCTAGAAGTGAAAACTTAAACTATCGTGCATCTGCTCTTAGACGAGTTTTCCCTACTCGTGTTAGAAGTGACGCATTTGCACAAGAACTTGTTGCTGCTGGACCAGCTGCGATTGCTAACACAATTTACGGTAATAGATATGGTAACGCACAAAATGAAGGATACAAGTATCGTGGTAGAGGACTTATCCAGCTTACCTTTAAAGACAATTATAGAACATATGGTGGTAAAGCAGGAGTTCCGCAAATTGTAGAAAATCCTGATCTAGTAAATGATCCTGAAATTGCTGTAAAAGTTGCATGTGCGTACATTCAATCTAAAACAGTAAGTTGGGACAGTTTTGATTTTGGCGCACTAGGACAACAATTTCGAAGAGCAGTCGGGTATGCAGATCAAGGAGGCAACGAAACTGCTAATCGTATAGGGCTTGGTAGAGGTTTTGCAAGCAAACTTATTACAGGTGATCTTACACCAGTAGAAAGTATCACTACAGAGCCAGCAGGAACAAACATCGAAGCAGGTAATAGAGTTGACACAGATGCTCCGACTACAAGCAGCGGTCCGCAATAAGAGGGTAAATACATTATGAGCACACAAGAGAAAAAACTATATAAAGAAATTGAAATTAAATCAAATAAGCGTCCTTCTACACCAGTAGAAAGTCGTGCTTATAAGGGTATTTCAACTGTTAATAACAACAGTAATAGTTTTAATCTCTATGATATTGCCCTAATCAAACAAGATATTATTAACCATTTTCATATTAGAGTAGGTGAAAAATTAGAAAATCCAGGGTTTGGAACTATTATTTGGGACGTACTTTTTGAACCAATGACAGATTCCCTTAGAGATGCTATTGCTAATAACGTTACAGAAGTTGTTAACTATGATCCGAGGGTACAAGTTGAACAAGTAACAGTTGACACGTACGAAAGCGGCATTTTAATAGAATGCACACTTACATATTTGCCATATAATATCTCAGAAAGTATGAAACTAAAGTTTGACGAAGATAACGCAATAGCGTAAAATTAAATACGCACTTTTCTAAACTTAATAAATACTGTATCAATTAAAGGAAAGCAAGTATGTCAAGTACAGACAGACAAAACAGATTATTATTAGCAGAAGACTGGAAGCGAATTTATCAAACCTTCCGTAATGCAGATTTCCAAAGTTATGACTTTGACAATTTACGCAGAACTATGATTGGCTATCTACGCCAAAACTATCCTGAAGATTTTAACGACTATATTGAGTCAAGTGAATACTTAGCACTAATTGATCTTATTGCTTTCCTAGGTCAAAATATCAGCTATCGTATTGATCTTAACGCAAGAGAAAACTTCCTTGAACTAGCAGAACGCCGTGAAAGTGTATTACGTTTAGCAAGACTGCTTTCCTATAATCCTAAACGTAATCAAGCAGCAAACGGTTTATTAAAGTTTGAATCTGTAAGTACTACAGAAGAACTATATGATTCAAACGGAACTAATTTATCAGGACAAACAGTTCTTTGGAACGATATTTCAAATCAAGAGTGGTATGAACAATTTATTAAAGTTTTAAATTCAGCGTTACCTGCAAACTCAGTCTACGGACGTCCTGTAAAAACAGGAATTGTAAATGGAGTAAGTGCTGAACAATATAGAGTCAATGGCACAAATACAGATATTCCAATATTTGGATTTAGTAAAAATGTTGACGGTAAAAACACACAATTTGAAATAGTATCAACTGGCATCGAAGACAACAGCATTGTTGAAGAGTCTCCTCTACCGGGTAATAACTTTGCCTTTTTATATAGAGATGACGGACAAGGAGCCGGCAGTTCAAATACAGGATTTTTTACACATTTCCGTCAAGGACGATTAGATCAAGGAAACTTTAACGTATCTAATCCTTCAACTAACCAAGTAGTTGCACTAGATGCAGTTAACGTCAACAATTCAGATGTATGGTTGTATAAATTAGATAATATTGGTAATGAAACTGAGTTGTGGAGTAAGGTTGATGCTGTAGAAGGAAACAACATTGTATACAACAGTTTAAATAAAAATATTAGAAATGTTTACAGTGTACTTACTCGTGTTGAAGATAGAATTAGTTTAATTTTTAGTGACGGTACGTTTGGTGAATTACCAAAAGGATCCTTTAAAGTTTATTATCGTGTAAGTGAAAATAGAAGTTATGTAATTAGTCCTGACGAAATGATTAATATATCGATCAGCATACCTTATCAAAGTAAAACAGGAACTAGTGAAAGATTAACTATTGGCTTAGAATTAAAATATACTATTGATAACGGAACTACTTCTGAAACAAACGCAGAAATAAAAGCAAATGCTCCTGCAACATATTATACACAAAATCGTATGGTTACAGGAGAAGATTATAATATTGCTCCTCTTGCAGTTAGTCAGGAAATTCTTAAAGTAAAAAGTGTTAACAGAACGTCAAGTGGTATTTCAAGATATTATGATTTATTAGATGCTACTGGAAAATATAGTAAAACAAATTTATATGGTAAAGACGGTATAATTTATACGCAATATCTTACTAGCAAAGAAAATTTTACATTTAATACAAGGACAGATATTGAAGGTGTAATTAAAAATCAAATAGAAAGAATTTTAGGTGATTATAAAACTAAAAACTTTTACTATTCAAAATTTTCTAAAATATTAGTTAGAGATTTAGGAGCTAGGTGGAATCAAGTTACAAAAGCACAAAATATTTCAACTGGCTTTATTAGCGATGCTGACGGATCGAAGTTAAGAACAGGCACATTTACAGGTTCTACACTACAATATTTAGAACCTGGCGCAATGTTAAAATTTGAAGCACCTACAGGATATCATTTTATGCCCGACGGAACTATTATGGCAGGCGCTGCGAATCATCCAGGAGCAATAACATATAAATGGGTAAAAGTTGTAAGTGTAAATGGCCCAGGTGTTGATAATACAAATGATGGATTAGGTCCTATTATTCTTAATGATGTTATTCCAAATGCAATAAATGGAGATTTGAATACTGCACCTCTTCTTACAGAAATTAAACCAATATTTGTTACAGGTATTGAATCGCAAATTCAAACACAAATTATTGATCAAGTGTTTACATACAAATCATTCGGATTGCGATACGATTTTAATACATCAACTTGGCGTGTTGTATTAGACACAAACTTAGATACTGTGTCACCGTTTAGTACAGGTAAAACCGGCGACTTAACAAATCAAAATCTTGATGCAAGTTGGGTATTATTATTCCAAACAGATGGCGAAACATATACTATCACATCGCGTGGACAGCGTTATGTATTTGAAAGCGATGAAGAAATAAGATTCTATTATGATAGCTCGGACAAAGTATATGATCCCTTAACGAATCAAATTGTTAAAGATAAAATATCTCTTATGAGTATTAACAGAACTCCGTTATCAACAGGATATGCATTAACTCCGTTCACTGTTCCTTTTGAATGGGAAATTATTGCAGAATATAGAGATAAAGAAGGCTATGTTGACAGTAAAAAAGTTGAAATAGGATTTTTTGATTCAGACGACGACGGCGTTGTAGACGATCCAGAAATCTTTACAAGATTTATTACACCTAACGAAAAAGAAAAATTTATTTTCTTAAAACAATATACAACAACAGATAACGTTGATGATTTCCGTTATGTAAATGCTACAGAAGAACTTATACAAGTAGTATTAAATGAACAAGAAGTTATTGATAATGGTATAGCAAGTTATTCAGAAGGATCTGTATTTTATATAATTGATAAAAATATCTTTAAAACTTATAACACAGATACGGAAACTTTACAACTTATTGTAAACTATCGTGCGTATGAAGGCAGAGATAATATTATTTTCCAATATGTACATGCTGCTGACGAAAGCAACAGAATAGACCCAAGTAGTTCAAATATTATTGATGTTTATATGTTAACTAGACAATATGATACACAGTTTAGACAATATATACAGGGCGGAATAACAACTAAACCGTTAGCACCGAGTAGCGATGCACTATTTGTAAATTTTGGTAAAGAAATTAATTCAATTAAGTCAATCAGTGACGAAGTAATTTATCATCCGGTTAAGTACAAAGTGTTATTTGGACAGGACTCAACAGAAGATTTGAAAGCAACATTTAAAATAGTTAAAAATCCTAATCGTGTTGTAAACGACAACGAAATTAAAGCCTCAGTTATTACTGCAATTAACGAATTTTTTGCAATTGAAAACTGGGAATTTGGAGATACATTCTACTTTACAGAACTTAGTACATATGTAATGAGTCAGTTAGCACCAGACTTGTCAGCATTTGTAATTGTTCCGTTACAAGAAAGTTTATCTTTTGGTAGTATGTTTGAAGTTAACTCAGAAGCAGACGAGATTTTTGTAAGCTCGGCAACAGTGGAAAATATAGAAGTAGTATCTTCGTTAACTGCATCTAAACTAAGAGCAACAGGTGCAATATATGCGGACGAAGTAACACAAGCACAAACAGGTGTTATAAGTTCAACAGGCACTATTATCAGTCAAAGTACAAATGGAGGCACTAGTTATTAATGGCTTACAATGACGAACAAAACGAATATCCTCTACCAGCGGATGGAAAGACATCTAGAAAGAGTGAAAAGTTTTTACCTAAGTTCTTTAGAACTGATGCTAATAAGAAGTTTTTACAATCAACACTAGATCAATTAACACAGCCAGGGGTCGCAGAAAAACTAAACGGATATTACGGAAGAACAATCTCCAAAGCATTTAACGCAGACGATAACTACGTAGGCGATGTATCTACACAACGTGAAAACTATCAGTTTGAACCTGTAACACTAATCAAAGACGATTTAGATAACGTTACTTTTTACAAAGATTATAACGATTACTTAAATCAAATTAAGAGCTTTGGTGGACGAATTGATAATCAAGAAGTTCTTAATGGACAAGAATATTATTCTTGGAATGCTAACATTAACTGGGACACTTTTACAAACTTTCGTGAATATTACTGGTTACCGTATGGTCCGCAAACAATTCGTATTGCAGGTCAAAGTCGAGGCGTTCAAAGTACTATTGCTGTAAAGTTAATTAATAATGTTGATAACAACACTTATAGTTTTAGTACAGACGAATTAGTTAATAATCCAACGCTAGTGCTATACAAAGGACAAACATATACTTTTGATATTACCGCTCCGGGCAATCCGCTAACATTTAAAACAAAAAGAACACTTGATGAAAGTTTTAATTACAATTCCGGTATTAGCGCACAAAGTGTTGAAAAAGGCACTATCACAATTACTGTAAGAAATGATACGCCTGAAGTATTATATTATGTTGCAGAAAACGATATTAATAATAGTGGTTTAATACAAATTAAAGATATTGAAGAAAATACTGAAATTGATGTTGAACGCGAAGTAATAGGTAAAACTAGCTATACTACTAAAGACGGATTAAGTTTATCAAATGGAATGAAAATCTCATTTGCAGGTCTTGTTACACCAGAAATTTACAGCGACGGTGATTTTTATGTAGAAGGTGTAGGAACATCAATTAGATTAGTTAGAGAAGCTGATTTAGAAATTCCAGGAGCCTATTCAGAAAATAAAGATTTGCCGTTTGATACTAATGCATTCGATAGATTGCCTTTTGCTAATGCTAACGGTTATCCTGCTACTAAGGATTATATTGTAATCAATAGAGGTAGTCTAGATAAAAACATGTGGAGCCGATACAATCGTTGGTTCCATAAAGATGTTATACAAGCAAGTGCAGCAGCAAACGGACAAACTATAAATGTTGATCAAGCACAACGTGCAACTCGTCCTATTATTGAATTTAATGCAGATCTAAAGTTAATGAACTTTGGTACTGCGAATAAAACAAACGTAGATTTAATTGACACATTTACTAAAGATATTTTTAGTACAATTGAAGGCTCTATCGGTTATAACATAGATGGTATTAATCTTGTAGATGGTATGCGTGTTTTGTTTACTGCTGAAGAAGATATTCGAGAAGCGGGCAAAATATTTAAAATTAAGTTCATTACACACAAAGGACGTAGACAAATTAGTCTTATTGAAGAAGATGATTCTGCTCCGCAACTACACGAAACAGTTCTAGCACTAAACGGGGAAACTTATCAAGGACGTATGTTCTGGTATGATGGCGAAACGTGGAAACTAACACAAGAAAAGAATACAACTAACCAACAACCTTTGTTTGAACTATTTGATGCCGATGGCGTAAGCTATGCGGATTACGATAATAGCACCTTCCAAGGTAATATGATTTTTTCATATGCTACAGGAACAGGAACAGTTGATGAACAGTTAGGATTTCCTCTAAGTTACAGAAGTATTGAAAACATCGGTGATGTTGTTTTTAACTTTGATTTATTAAGACGTTCATTTACATATACAAACAATAATTTAGAAACTGTAACACTTGGAACAGATAACGGATTCTTGCACAAACATATAAACAGAGAAGAATTTGTTAATGTAAATGGCTGGACACAAGCAAATATACAAAGCACACAGCGTGTTTTAAGACAGTATGTTACAGTGCGTAATCAAACAGATTATCCAATTGATGTATACAATAATAGTGCAGATTTAACAGATTTAAATATTCGAGTTACTGTTAATAATGATTTTAAATTTGAAGGGACAGATTTTGAAGTTGTAACAGTAGGTACAACTGCTGTTGTAAGATTTAATAGTGCGTTAAAAATAGACGATATTGTAGTTTTAAAAACACGTTCGTCTGCAACTAAAAATGAAAACGGAGTATATGAACTACCGGGTAACTTAGAAAGAAATCCACTTAACAATGATATAAGTGCATTTACATTAGGCGAAGTTAACGAACATGTTTCGACTATTGTACAAGAAGCAGATAACTTCTTTGGAGCGTTTCCAGGGGCAGGTAATTTAAGAGACCTTGCTAATCCTTCCCAGTACGGACGTAAGTTTTTGCAACATACTGGCCCAATTAACTTATCTTTATATCACATAACGGATAAAAGTGCAAACATTATTAAATCAATTGACTTTGCAAGACGCGAGTATGCTAAATTTAAAAGATTGTTTTTACAGACTGCTACAGAACTAGGATTCGACGGAACACCTAAAGCACATGTAGATTTAATTTTCAAAGAACTGAATAAAAACAAAAACAGTTCACTACCGTTTTATTTTAGTGATATGGTGCCGACAGGTGGCGCAAGGTCAATTACTTATAATGGTATACCTAACAATAAGTTTTATGCTCTAAACGAAATATTTGACATTACGTCACCAAACGTAAAAGCAGTTACCGTTTATGTTAACGACGAGCAGATAGTTTATGGTAGAGATTATACATTTAACGCAGACGGGTTTTGTGAAATTGAACTATCATTGACAGAAGATGATGTAATACAAATCTTTGAATATGAAAATACAGATGGATCATATGTTCCTCCGACACCTACAAAATTGGGAATGTATCCTAAATTTATTCCGTATAAGTTTGTTGACAGTACATATAATACACCTACAGAAGTTATACAAGGACATGATGGTTCTATAACTAGAGCATATGGTGATTACAGAGATGACTTATTGTTAGAATTTGAAAAAAGAATTTTTAATAATTTAAACGTCAATTATGATACTAATGTTATTGACATCCATAGTTTCGTTCCTGGTGCCAATAGAAATACTACAGTTACTAAGCAAGAAATTGATAGTGTTATGCTAAAAGATTTTGCTTCTTGGTTAAGTGCAGTAGGCGATGTTGATTACACCGGGTTTAGCTTTTATGATAGAGAAAATAGATTTACATATAATTACGGAAGTATGAATTCTCCTACAGGCGAAAAATTACCTGGCTACTGGAGAGCAATTTATAAGCAAGCATTTGATACTGATCGTCCTCATACACATCCATGGGAAATGTTAGGATTTAGCATTATGCCAGACTGGTGGGAAGAAAAATACGGACCAGCCCCGTATACAAGCAATAACTTATTAATGTGGGAAGATTTAGAAAAAGGTATCATCGCTCAACCCGGAGTTGTTAATGTTATACTTGACACGTATAAGCGTCCTGAGTTAACATCACACATTCCAGTTGACACTCAAGGTAACTTGTTAAGTCCGTTAGACAGCGGATATGCTAAAAATTATGTTAATAGATTAACTCGTAGTACGTTTGTATTCGGCGACGAAGCGCCGGTTGAAACAGCTTGGCGCAGGAGTTCAGAGTATGCGTTCTCGTTATTTAAGGCTTGGGCATTAATACAACCTGCAAAAATTATAGGATTAGGCTTTGACAGACTACGTGTGCAACGCAATATTGCTGATCAAATCGTTTATTCTGAAACTGGTAAACGTATTAAGTTAACAGATTTAGTATTTCCAAACAACTCTACAGTAGAAACAAGAACAAGAACATACACTTCCGGATTTATTAATTTTATTGCAAATTATCTCGCAAGCAATATACTTGTAAACTATCAAGATTATCAAGATAATATAAACCGTATTTCTAATCAGATGGCATTTAAAATCGGCGGATTTACTGATAAAAGTAAATTTAATCTAATTTTAGATTCAAGAACTCCTCTAAGTCAAGGCAATGTTTTTGTACCTGATGAAAATTACGAAGTAATACTTCAAACAAGCAGTCCAGTTGAACTTGTAACATATAGTGGCGTAGTTATTGAAAAATCAGCTAGTGGCTACATTATTAGAGGTTATGACTCAACTACACCTTCATTTAAGTATTACAACTATGAATCTAATGAAAAAGATCCTACAGTTAATGTAGGCGGAATTAGTGATAATTATATTGAATGGGATGATAACAAGCGTTATATCGAAGGCGTTATAGTTAGATATGACGGACAGTTTTATAGAACAAAACTAGCACATACTAGTTCACAAGCATTTGATGCTACTAAATTTGCTAGATTACCTTTCTTACCAGAAGTTGGCGGCAAAAGTGCTGTATTTAGAACACAATTTGATAGAGTATTCATACAGGAATTACCGTATGGAACATTATTAAGAACTACACAAGAAGTAGTTGATTTTCTAATAGGTTACGGAGAGTATCTAAAAGATCAAGGATTTGTATTTGATAATTTTAACAACGAATTGAGTTCAGTTGAAAATTGGAAATTAAGTGCAAAAGAATTTATGTTTTGGACTTTACAAAATTGGGAAGCAGGTGCATTAATTACATTAAGTCCGTCTGCACAGAAAATTCAATTTAAAAGAGAAAATGCAGTAGTTGATAATGTTTTTGATACGTTTTACGATTACGGATTAGTAAAAGCAGATGGATCAAAATTAAAACAAGAATTTTGTAATATTTTTAGGCAAGACGATAATACTTTTGTATTAAGTTTAAAAAATACTGCTGACGGAATTTATGCCTTAAAACTTCCACTTGTACAAACAGAACATGTTGTTTTGCTAGACAACCAAACAGAATTTAAAGACGTAATTTACGACCCAGAAGCAGGTTATAGACAAGAACGTATCCGTGTTTTAGGTTATAGAACAGCTGATTGGTCCGGCGGATTAAATATTCCAGGGTTTATATACGATCAAGCACAAGTATTTGAATGGACACCGTACAAAGATTATGCTATTGGTGACGTTGTTAAGTATAAAGAATTTTACTATACAGCAACAACAAAAGTAAGCGGATCGCAAGATTTTGAATCAAGTAAATGGTACAGACTAGCCGAAAAGCCAACACCTGGATTAATTCCAAATTTAGAGTATAAAACAAATCAGTTTGCTGATTTTTATGATTTAGACACTGACAATTTTGATGTAGGTCAGCAAGAGATTGCACAGCATTTAATTGGTTACCAAAAACGTGATTACTTGGCAAACATTATCAATGATGATGTAAGTCAGTATAAATTTTACCAAGGTATGATTCAAGATAAAGGTACTAAAAATGCATTAACTAAATTGTTTGATGCGCTAGGTGCTGCTGATAAGGAAAGTTTAGAATTTTATGAAGAGTGGGCAATTCGTGTCGGAAGATACGGAGCAGCTGACGGGTTTGACGAAGTTGAATATATTCTTAATGAGGAAGAAATGGTTGTTAGTCCACAACCTGTATTACTTTCTAATGAAATAACTGGCGACGAAACAGACTTAGTTTATAGAATACTACCAAACGATGTGTATGTTAAGTCTAGTCACTATGATCATAAACCTTTCCCTACAAAATATATAAGCGACACTCCTATTAAGACTGCCGGTTATGTTAGAGAATCAGATGTACAATTTACTGTAACAAATAAAGAAGATATTCTTAATTTAGATATTGCATTAGTTGCAGAAGGTGATTACATATGGGTTACATTTGAAGGTCAAGAATGGAATATTTACAAACATGCTGATACACTGTATACAGTAAAAAGTGTTGCTCCTGCAGAGGATAATCAAATAGAAGTTGTATTTGATAAAATACACAACTTTGTTGTCGGAGACTACATTGGTATCAAAGATGTTGTTGATTTAGATGGATTTTATGAAGTATTAAGTGCAAATTTAAACAGAGTTACGGTTGAGTTGAAAGAAGACGGAGTACTTGGCACTGAAGAAACAGAATTATCAGGAGTTGTTTCGACAATAAAAACAAATCGTGTTGCTAAACTTGAAGATGCTAATAAGTATGCAGAAACAGATATAAATGAAGATGAACTTATTTGGATCGATAGTGTCGATAGTGATAATAAATGGGCTGTATTAAAAGCATCAAATGCATATAACTTTGATGAAGATATTCATAATCCTAATAGTAGCAATACATTCGGAGATAGTTTAGCAACAAATACAGATAATACATTTATAGCAGTTGGAGACCCAACTGACGGCGAAGGCAAAGTCCATATATACAAAAGAGAACAAGACGGCAGCACCGTTTATGGAACATTACAGCCACATCAAACACTAGAACCAATTGCAAACTTTGACAATGGTGCAAGTAAGTTTGGTGACAGTGTAACAATGAGTCCAGATGGCAAATATATTGTAGTTGGTGCTCCAGAAGCAACATATGTAAAAAGTGCATTTAAAGACAATTTTGATTTTTCTACAGATTATAAACTAGGTACTATTGTAAAATATAATGGCGGACTATATAAATCTCGTAGAAGAGTTTTTGGTAGAACAGATAATGTTGAATTTGGATCGTTCGACAGTGTAAGTCGTTGGCGTTCTGAACTTTATAAACAGTACAATAATTATTTAGATTTTCCTGTAATTACTACAGGAGATTATCCGTTAACAGATATAACTACAGATCACATCCTCGTAAGAGCACCTGCTGATGCATACGAAGGAAGCAATGTAGGCGATCGTATCTACTTTGAGTGGAATGATATTACTAACGCATATATTGATAACAAAGGTATAGAAATTGTTGGCCTAAGCATGGGCAATCCTGTTACACTTACTACAAACAGAGATCACGGATTAGTTGATGGTGATCAAGTAATACTAACGGATTTTCCAAACGATAACTTAACTTTTAGAAGCGACCTTTATGACAATAGTGATATAAACACTCCGTTTGATACTATTGAACAACAAGGCGTTAAAGGTTTTGAAGGATTTACATATTATGTTAAAAAGACTTTAGATCAACAAATTGAACTTTATAGAGATGCAGAATTAGTAACACGAGTTAATGGCACAATTGGCTTTACTGGTGAACCTATTGGAGCAAGTGGCGCTAACCTTAATTTAGGCGACGGCAGTGTACAAGGTGTCATTCGTAAAATTAATTTTCCGTTTAACAAGAAACAATCTGAAATAACAAAAGAATTCTTAACAGAAACGACTCATACAATTAGACGTAAAGTTGAAGAATTATTCTATATTATCGATCCAGTAAATGTTCCTAATATGCCAGTAACAATTACAACTACTGGTAATGTTCCTACATCCAATATTGTAGTTGGTAATATTATAGGACAAGCTAATAATACAGTATTTGGTACAGTTAATAAAATTAACGGCAACGAAATAGAAGTAATTAATGTTTCGGGAATATTTAAAACTCAAGGAAACTTAATCAATAGATCGGCATTAACTTCTACTGATTGGATTGATTTGGGTCCGAGCACAGTTCCTACAAATATAGATGCTTTAATTCAAACAGGTGCTAGAGTTACTACAGAAACAGGAAATGCCACAGTTACCTATATTAGAAAAGATTTAGGTAGACTAATAATTTATGCTAATGATAAAAACGGAGTCTTTGAAGAAACTGGACAACTGTATATCGACGATCAGTTCTTTGTTGGCGATTATGTACGTCCTTTACACGATGAAGTTGATAGAAGTGATGTAGTTGGCGGATATTGGGAAATTGCTACAGACAATTCTTATATTCCAGGAGACATAACATCTGACAATGCATACGGATTAGTAATTAGCGATATTAAAAATGGATATAATCCAAATACATTTAGCAATCCAAATCCGACGTGGAAAGAGAGCTCTGCAAGATTACCATATAAGTCAAGTGTTCAAAATGCCTTAGAAAATCCTGTAGAAGTTTTAAGCGGTGTAGATAAACAATTCCAAAAAGAAGTAGACTTAATTAGAGTATTAAGTCATAAAAGTCAAGGTATTGCTGGCGATGTAAACGAAGTTGATATTTTTGATAATAGATGGGTAATAAGACTTCCTAAAAATGTATCAGATAAGTCATCTACTGATTCTACTCTAGCAGTTGGTATATACTTAAATGATATTAGAAACGCTGACGGATCTATTATTGATTTATCTGACAGAGGATTTGGCAACGATCCTTACAGTATTATTAATAGAGTTGACTTACCAGTTGATTTATGGGATGGATACATTGATTATGATTTAACTGTAGAACTTGATCTACAACCTGGCGACACTGTACGCGAAGGCGTTACTGGTGCTACTGCAACAGTTGTATATTATCAACGAGACTTAGATAAGTGTAGGATTTACGTTAAGGATGTTGCAGGAACGTTTACATTTGGTAGTCGTTATATAAGCGGCGTTGCTCCTGAATCAATGTTCCTTTACAAACAAGTTGGCGCAAATCTATCAAGAGTAGGTACCACTGAATCAAGACAACTTGCTGATAGTGATATTGGTAAATTAGCGGTGTTTACACATACTGAAAATTTAGAAATTCCACCTAAACTATCTTATGCAGTAACAAGTCAGACTGACGAAATTGCAGATTACGAAACTAAGTTTATTACAGGTATAGAATATCAAACTTGGATTGAAGAATACAAACCAGGATTACCAAGAAACCCACTTGCTCCTAGTAGAGAAAACAATGACTGGGCAGAAGTTAATAATATTCCAATCAATGTTGGTAGAGATGCAAGTACATTTGTAAGAGAAGGTGCTTTCTTTGTATATGAACACAATACTGAAACAGGTAACTATGATTTAGTTAACGGTTACATTCTACCTAATAGAGAAGACAACAGAAAACTTGCATCGGAAGTTAAACTAATTAACAACGGTGATTTTTATAGACTAGTTCTCAACAGTAGTGAAAATCATATTAATGATACAGACGCAGCCGGCGGAGCAGGTAGAGTTTATTTTGTCGTTCATGGCAACAATCAGTTTGGAGAGTACGATTGGCAACTAGGTAAAAATCAAAACTTTAAAGGTGTTTACAGTAATACAGACATCTACTACGAAGGACAAGTTGTTATTTATAATGACGTGTTTTATAAAGCATTAACTAATCTAAGCAACGAAGAATTTGATAGATCTAAGTGGCAGTTATTAAGCGAACATATAGATTTTGTAGGCTATTTGCCAAATACATCAGGATATGTAATTCCTGGAGATGATTCTAGTATTGTTGATTTAAATACAAGCACATTTGGTAGAACATTTGATATTAGTAAACAAGGAACAGTTCTTGCTACTATTGCTGAGTACAGTAGTGGAAATAAACTAGTAATTTATACATTAAAAGATAACCATTTTGAGTATAAGACAGAATTTACAGCTCCAGAAGATAGTAGAGGATTTGGTACTCGAGTTGCAGTATCTAATAATGGTAACTTAATTGCAGTAAGTGCTCCAGAAACATATGCAGAAAACATACTACAAGGAAAAGTATATGTTTATAAAAATACCAATGGAACATTTAGATTGCATCAAACACTTGAAAGTCCAAATAAAGAACTTGCAGAAGGGTTTGGATTTAGAATAGACTTTGACGATAATCAATTAATTGTTTCAGGAAGCACAAGCGATATAGTATTAGAAACTACTTTTGACAGATTCTTAAATAGAGATTCAAATTCGCAAGATAGATTTAACAGTACGTATGTTAACGATCCACAGCGCGAATTGTCAGTGGGCCAAACTACGTTTGATAACGGATTTACAAATTATGTAAGTTCTATAGAAGACAGCGGTATAATTTACCTGTATGAAAATGTTAATGATAGTTTAATATTTGGACAACGCTTAAAGTATAATAATTTTAATGTTAACGAATTTGGTAAAAACGCTATTGTACAAGATAATACTATATTAATAGGATTACCTACGTTAGACGGCGGCAAGGTTGCAGTTTACATTAAAGAACCAAATGCAAAAGTTTGGACTGTGCATAGAGAACCTGTTATACCGGTTGATGTAAGCAAAATGCGTGGATCGTTTATATACGACACAAATAAAAACTTAATGCTATCACGCTTAGATATTATTGATCCTGTACTTGGAAAAATTGCAGGTATTGCTGAACAAGAAATTTCTTATAAGACATACTTTGACCCAGCTAATTATAATATTGGCAATGCATCTACAAAAGAAGCTCTTACAGTATGGGCTCAAGATAATGTTGGTAAATTATGGTGGGATTTAAGCACTGTAAAATTTGTTGATTATCACCAAGGCGATGTAACATATTCAAATAATATATGGGGCAATCTTGCACAAGGTGCAAGTGTTGATGTTTATGAATGGGTAGAATCAAGAGTTATTCCTAGCCAGTGGGACGCAAATTCAATTACCAATCGAGGCGTAGCTAACGGCTATAGCGGACAAACAAAATATAGCGACACAAAATATGTAGAAAAGGATATTTACGATAACATTAGTCAGAGCTTTAGCAAGCGTTACTACTTCTGGGTTAAGGATACACGTATTGTTCCGAATGTAGAAAACAGAAATAAAACAGCATTTGACATTGCAAACATTATTAGAGATCCGGAAGGACAGCAGTTACGTTTTGTTACATTACTAGGCAATGATAGATTTGTATTATATAACACAAATAAATTAACTAGTGAAAACAATGTTGCTGTTAATTTCCGTTATTGGACTATTGATAATCAAGATAATAACATTCACACAGAATATCAAATTATTACTGACGGGCTAGATACAAGTCGTCCTAAGAAAATAATAGAAGACAAATGGTTTGACAGTTTAGTTGGCGCAGACAAATATCATAGAGATGTACCTGATGCTACATTGAGTGTTAAACAAAAATACGGAAATCAGCTTAAACCAAGACAGTCGTGGTTTGTTAATAGACAAGAAGCACTTAAACAGTTTATTGAAAGAGTAAACAGAGTGCTTGCAGATGAACTAGCAGTGGACAATTTAAATATTACTAAGCTATTTGAAAACGATCCAATGCCGTCGGAGTTATCAGGTCTTTATGATACAGCAATTGACACAGAAGAAGAATTGCGTTTAGTTGGTACTGTTAGAGCAACACAAGCAGTGTTGGAACCGGTTGTTGTAGATGGTACAGTTGAAAGTGTTACCATTGTTAATGGCGGTAGAGGTTACAGATTGCCTCCTAAGATTGAAATTGAAGGTACCGGCGAAGACTTAGAATTACGTGCTAATGTAAACATTATAGGCGCTATTACAAGCGTGGATGTTGTTAACGGCGGCACTAACTACCAAGACACACTAACGCTTGCTGTAAGACCTCTTAGTGTGCTTGTACGTGCTGATAGTACGCTTATTGGAGCATGGGCAATATATGCATGGGATGTCACTACACGCACTTGGAATAAATCAAATCAACAATACTATAATGTTGCTGACTATTGGAATTATAAAGACTGGTATGCAGAAGGTTATAGTTCTCTAACTTCGGTAGACTTCTTAATAGACGACTATTATCAGTTAAACATTATCGACGATGCCATCGGTGATATTGTAAAAATTAGTGACGTTGGTGCAGGCGGCTGGATACTATTAGAAAAAATAGTAAATGTTGACACACCTGATTACAGTACAGGTTATAAGACTGTAGGTAGAGAAAACGGAACTATTGAGTTTTTAGATAAATTATACACGCAAGTAGGTGGCGATACCGAATTGCGTAAAATATTAGAAACTATTAGAGATGACTTGTTTGTAGATGAATTAGCAAACGAGTACAATCAATTATTCTTTGCAAGTTTGCGTTACGTACTGTCAGAGCAAAACTACGCAGATTGGTTATTTAAAACAAGTTTTATTAAAGCAAAACACAATGTTGGCGAGCTAAGAGAAAAAACAACATTCCAAAATGACAACTTGCCTAGCTTTGAAGAATATGTTAATGAAGTAAAACCTTATAAAACTAAAATTAGAGAATATCTATCGGCCTATGATAAACTTGATAATACACAAAGTGTATTAACAGACTTTGAATTATCACCGTTTTATGATCCACAGCGTGGTGAAATAATTTCGCCAACAGTTACAATTAACGATGGTGTATTATCAGATATTAATTTTGATGTAAATGTATATCCGCAGAAACACTGGATTGATAACTTTACATACGAAGTAGAAGAAATACTAATTAAAGACGGCGGCAGCGGCTATACCGAAGTACCTCTAGTAACTATAAGCGGTGGCGGCGGCACAGGTGCAACTGCTCGTGCATTTATTGGTAGTGGCGCTGTTAAGAGTATTGTAGTTGATAACGGTGGCAATGGTTATACTAGTGTTCCGACAGTTAACATTGAAGGCACACAAGCAGACGGCGGAACACAGCCTAGGTTAAGTGTTGTACTTGGTAATAAGAAAATTAGAACTTTAAATGTCAAACAAAAATTTGATAGAATAACACCTAATTATGAAATACTAGTTCTCAAGGAGACAGAGACATTTATTAGTACAGGAACTGAGCTTAGAATTGAATTAAAATATCCAATGGATTTAACACGAGCTAATGTAAGTGTTGTTATAGATGGTGTAGAAGCACTTGACAGTGAATACTCATACGGTAATCAAGATAGTCTAAATGGATATATTTTACTTGAACAATCTCGTATTGCTGGTACAACTATTACTGTAGAATATAACAAGAGCTATGAAATGTTATCAGCTGCTGATAGAATTAATCTAGCATACAATCCAGAAACTGGACAATATGGTAAAGATTTAGGACAGTTGATGGACGGCGTAGATTACGGCGGTGTAGAAGTTCGTGGATTTGAGTTTGGAAAAGACTTAGGATATGATTCTCAACCATGGTTTACAACAGAATGGGATTCTTATGATGATAATTTTGATGACGAAACGTTTTATACAGACGGCAGTACAACTAAATTCCAGTTAAGCAAACCTCTTGCAGACGGAGAAACATACAACGTCTACGTAAATGGTATAAGAATTGACGATCCTAACTATGACGGTAGTACAAAAACTTATCTTGCAGACGATGGAATAACTATACTTGCACTAGGTAACCCAAATGCAATAATGAAATCTGTTACTACTGAAAGTCCTGAATACATTATTGAAACTAATAATAGTGTTACAGAATATTTTATAAAAATAGAAGATGTTGAATCGTGGGAAAGTTTATACGACGATACTTGGTATAATCCACCAAGCGATGATGTTGTTGTAGTAATACGCAAGTCAACTTCAGACGGAAGTTTCTTACCAAGTGGAGCAGGATTTGATACACTTATCGAAGGTGGAAATTTACAGTACGGAACTGCTACAGGACTAGATGCAGGTGACATTACAATAGACGGCGACGGATTTGTAACACCAACATCGTCAAAAGGTCCTGAAGAATTAGTACCCGGACAATTACATGATACTCTAGATATGAAGATATTTGACAGAGTAGCAGACGGCGGTAGTGTAATGTCGACTAGAAATTACACTGCTATAGAATCACAAACTGAGTTTGATTTAAATATTTTGCCACATAATATCTTCTCGTTATTTGTAAAAGTAAATGGCAGTATGCTTACTGAAAATGACTATGAGATTAATTATGCTGATAAAAAAGTTGTACTTAATACAGAATTAAATGTAGGCGATAAAGTTAATATTTCTTCAATGTCAGGCAATGGAGAAAGAATACTTGATATTGATAATTTTACAGGCGATGGCAATACAAGAACGTTTGTAACAAATAGTGTTTACAGAGAAGAGTTGCAATCCTATATTACTGTTAATGGATCGATAGCAAAAGTAGCATTATTTGAAACAGATGAAACATATGGAGATAAGCAAGGGTTAGTTGGATTAGAATTTTCAACAGCACCTGACGCTGATTCGTTTATTTACTATGCGCTATATGACACAAACGAATCTACAATACAACGATATAGTGCAACAGCAGTAAATAGATTTGTAGGCGACGGCAGCACTATAGGATTTGAGCTCGCACCAGAGCCTAGTTCAAGATTGCCATTAAGTCATAATGTTGTTGTTAAAGTTGATGACACAATATTATATCCGGGTTATACACAACAGTGGTATATTGTTCCTGACAGAGTGTATACCTTAGATAGATCGCAATATACTGGAAGTAGCTTAAATCCAGATGAAGTTGATGTTTATCTAAATGGAAGTAAGCTAAAATTCTTAATAGATTATAACTGGGATTTTGCTAATACTCAAGTTGTGTTGTTTGACAACGTAGGCGAAACTGGAGACGATTTAGAAGTAGTTGTACCGTCGACAGCAGAGTATGCATTTTCTAAGAATACTAGAATAGGATTATCTCAGGTAACTGGTACTTTTGAGGTTGGAGAAACTGTAACAATTGGCTATCCTGATAGTACACAGTTTACAGCAACAGTTAAATCTTATAGTACTAATTTATTAACGGTTATTGGCACCATTCCTGGATTACAATCATTAGTTAATAGCGACGATACTATTCCAATTGAAGGATTAACAAGTAATGCATCAACAAACGTTGTGTTAGATGTTGACTTAATCGAAGCTGGTGATAACTTAGTTCTTAATGATGTTCCTGCAATAGGTGCAAATATTGATGTATTTACATTTACTAGACATGAATTGCAAGATATCCAAATGGAAACTAAAACTAATGTTTCTAGAAGTTTGCTAACTATTGGAAGTGACGACTATTATGATGCTCATAGACGAGGTAAAGGTTTAATTGAACTAAGAGAACCTGCCGTTGACGCTGCATATGTTTGGGTAGTTCTAAACGGTACATTGCTAACAGCTAACAGAGACTATAAACTAGTTAAACTTGATAGTTATGTACAAATAACTCGTCCGTTAACAACTGAAGATGTGATACAAGTAATACACTTTGCTGCACCTAAATCTAACGTGAAATTTGGATTTAGAATGTTCAAAGATATGCTAAACAGAACTCACTACAAGCGTCTAAACAAAAATAATGTTTATACTCTTGCACAAGACTTAAATATAACGGATAAACAAATTGTACTTGCAGATGCAACAAATATTACTATTCCTGATGTAGATGCAAATAACCCAGGTGTACTATTCATTGAAGGTGAGCGCATCGAATACTTCCAAGTAGACGGTAATACACTTTCACAATTACGTAGAGGTACACTAGGTACTGGTGCTCGAACAGTTTACAGTGAAGGAACCGAGCTTATGGACCAAAGTGATAAAGAAACTGTTCCTTACAAGGATCAAATGGTTTCTTTAATTGCACTTGAAGACGAATCTACAAAGATTGTACTTGATTGGCTTCCAACAAAAGGAGTAAATGAATTTGAACTCTTTGTAGGCGGTCGTAGACTACGTAAAAATGCAATATCTGCATACCAATTCCAGGAAGTTGATGCAGACGGAAACTTAGTTACTAGCCTAATTGATAAAGAAAGTCCAGAAGGCGACATTACTTTAGCTCCAGAATTTACTCTTACTATAGATAATGACACTGCTATAGTAGAACTTGCAGAAATACCTGCAACAAATAGTAGAATATTAATAGTAAGAAAAGTAGGAAAAACATGGCAAAAGCCAGGTGAGCAGTTAAGATACTCCGATGATCCAGTAGCACAATTCATCCGCGGAGCAACAACTGACTTACCCGAATAAATACACTAGCAGGAAGATAAAATGACAGATACATTTAAAGATTTAAACGGAGTACTACTCCAAGGACATATTAAAATCAGTGATCCTGAGAGTGGTGAAGTTCTTATTGACAAACGCAATGCTATTCATTATGAAAATATGAGTATAGCACTTGCTGAGTCTTTGGCAAACGCAGGACAAGGTCCAATATATAAAATGGCGTTTGGCAACGGCGGCACATCAGTTGACCCAACTGGTATTATTACTTACTTAACTCCAAACAGCACTGGCACAAACGCAAGTTTGTATAATGAAACGTTTGATAAAGTAGTAGATGATCAAGCAAGCAATAATACAGATCCAGTAAGAAATAAAATAGAAACAAGACACGTAAGTGGTACAAACTACACAGATATACTTGTAAGTTGTTTGCTAGATTACGGCGAACCTAGCGGACAAGATGCATTTGATACTGCTACAAATACAGAAAATCTTTATGTATTTGACGAACTAGGACTAGTAAGTGCAGGTGCAAACGGCACCAACGGTAGACTATTAACACATGTTATCTTCCATCCTGTACAAAAGTCGCTTAACAGACTTATACAAATTGACTATACTGTAAGAGTTCAAAGTTTAACCGGATTTAATGAGGGATAACAATGGCATATACTATTAGATTTTCAGATTTCGTAAACAAAGGTAGTATTGTTATTGAAGATAACACTATTAACCAAGAAACTTCATTGAACCTTCCGGGAAGAAATACTACTGCATACGGATCAAGTATTGCAGAGAATTTTTTACATATATTAGAAAATTTTGCTAATTCGGTTCAACCATCAAATCCAGTTGAAGGACAATTATGGTATGACAATACACCAGGTGTTGACCAACTTAAACTATGGGACGGCACTACTTGGGTAGCAGCAGGCGGCTTAAAGAAAGCAAATTTAGCACCAGATGCATCGAATTCAGTCATTGGTGATTTATGGGTAGATACAGATAATCAACAACTATACCTGTTTGCAGGATCTGGTTGGGTATTAGTTGGCCCAGAATTTTCAGAAGGTTTAGTTACTGGTAGTAGACCAGGACAGGTTACAGCCGTTGATAATAATGATTATAATGTTGTGTTTATAGAAGTAAAGGGCAAGCCAGTTGCTATTGTATCTGGTGAAGCATTTAGTCCTAAAGCAACAATCGAAGGGTTTGAAAATGGTATTCGCCCTGGTATTAACTTATCAAACACAAATTTAGAAGGTGACGGTATACCTCAATTTAATGGTATTTCAGAAAAATCGTTAAATTTAGTTATTCCTGGTGTAACATCTGCAACAGATACACTTGTTACTGCTACAAATGTTATGCGTAAAGATGCAGAAAATATTGCTAACTTTCCTTTAAAAATTAAAAATGCAGGCGGTGTTAACGTAGGCATTAGTAATGAATTAAAATTACAAGTTGACGGTAATGCAGGTGTAATACAACATGATATAAGCGGTTCTAATTTGCAAATTAGAATGAATAATGCAGGTACTACAAGTACTGTAATTACTATCGATAGTACAGAAAAAGTTGGTATTAGAAATCCAAGCCCTCAACACGAATTAGATGTTAGAGGTGTAATAAACACAAACGAACAACTTCGTGTTACTAGTTTAACAGACAGTCAAGGCGTAAGTAGTGGTAGTATTGTAACAAGCGGCGGAGCAGGAATTGCTAAAAATTTATATGTAGGCGGCCTTGCCGACATAGACGGACCGATTATTGTTGGTAAACCTAATCTTATTAATCCAGATACTGGATCTGTAAACCCTGTTTCGGCAGCAATACTTCCAGATTCAAATAATTTAAGAGCAATTGGACAACCTGATAAAGTGTTTAGTGCTGTATATTCTACAGAATTTATAGGTAGTTTACGAGGCGATGTACAAGGTAACGTATCAGGACGTTCTGGTTTGGCAAATAGGTTGTCATCTCCGACAGTATTTCAGGTAACAGGAGATATTACTGCTAATAATATCGAATTTGACGGACAACAAGGTACAGTAACCTTCAATACAACTATTACTAACAACTTTATTGCTAATAAACCAGCTACAATTGGCAGTGGCGATAATGCTCAGCCTGTGTCCTCAGAAGCTGATGACGAATTTTTGGTTAATAAATCAACTGGTATTTTTAGAATGCCAAGAGACAGAATACTCGGAAGTATTACAGCAATTGTTCCAGTAGGTACTATTATTCCGTATGCTGGAATAATAAATGATGTTGATATACCTTTACCGAGCGGTTGGTTAGTATGTGACGGCTCAAACTATTTAATATCTGCTTATCAATCATTATTTCAAAGAATTAAGTATTCGTTTAAACCTAAAGGACAAGTTGATCAAGATGAAGGTGTTGCAGATCAATTCTTTGCTGTACCTGATATGAGAGGAAGATTTCCTCTAGGTAATGACAGTATGGGACGTAGAGGATCAGCAAACGTAACAACTCCGCCAGCAGCTGATGTGCATGGTGGACAAAGTGGTACTGAACAAGTAATTTTAACAAAAGAACAGTTACCAGAACACGAACACGATATGGTTAACGATAGAAATGACGCAAGCGGCTCGCAGTTCTATGCAGTAAGTACTACACCAAACGTGGAAAATCTAAATAGGGGTCATACACTAGCAGTTGACGACTTAGTTGGTACTGGATCAGGAGCACTTTATGAAGGAACTGGCGGAATATTAGCAGATACTACTATAGGACAACCGATTGAAGTACTAAACCCGTTTTTAACACTTAACTACTTAATTTACGCAGGAGAAGAGGGCTAATGGCTTATAAACTTAATAAAACAGACGGAACACTTCTTACAGAATTAGTTGACGGGCAAATAGATACTACAACTTGCGATCTTACGTTAATAGGTAGAAACTATGTAGGATTTGGTGAAGCATTTAACGAAAACTTAATTAAACTACTGGAAAATTTTTCAAGCGCAGGCGCACCTACTACACCTATTACAGGACAATTATGGTATGATAGGTCAGAAGGTAGATTAAAAGTTTATGACGGAACAGGATTTAAGTCAAATGGACCAATTGTAAGTAGTTCGCAACCTCAAATGGTTGCAGGTGATATATGGATTAATAATTTAACAAATAAATTATACTTTTATGACGGAACAGATTTAGTACTAGTTGGTCCTGTATATGACAATGCACAAGGAGTAAGTGGATGGCAAGTAGATACTGTTCGCGATCGAAGTGCTGTTGACCATACGTTACTTAAAATGTTTGTAGGCGGCTCATTAGTTGCTTTCATTAGTAACGAAGAATACACACCGACAGTTGCTGAACAATCTTTATTACAAATTACAGGTGATGTTAGAAAAGGTATTAACATTGTTAACGAAGACGAGTTCCGTTTTTATGGAATTTCTGATTCTACTAACTCTCTTGTTACAGATAAAATTGATCCTGATACAGGTTTACGTATTAAAAAGACAGCTTCTCAATTTTTACCATCAGATGAAGAAGAAGCAACGATGAGCGGATCGCTTAGAGTTAGAGGACCTGACGGTATTACACTTGGTCAATCAGGACAATTTTCAATTAAAGCAAACAGCGATGGTGCAATTTTTCAAAACATTGCTCTAAATGATCAACTTAGATTTAGATTATTAAGTGATGTAGATTATGATGGATTAGTTCTTAGTCCGGCAACTAGAAGCCTTGGTATTAATCTTTCAGTAGACGAGCAACCAACTGCAAATTTAGATGTTCGCGGTGATGTTTTTATTAGTGGCGACCTAACAGTTCAAGGTGCTAATCAAGTAATCGAAGCAACTACAGTTACTATTGACGATTATAATTTAGAATTAGGACACACTGATACTATTATAACTCTTACTGAACCTTTAAATTCGTCTACAGCAGGACAACTTATAGACGGTGAAAGAATTACACAAACAACAAGCGGAGCAAGAGCTAATTTTAAACGTATTTCAGATGACAGACAAACTTTATATCTAGAACCTATAAGTGGGTTATTTACTACTACTAGTGATAATCTAACAGCAGATACTAATGGATTATTCTACCAAGAAGATGGTGTTACTCCTGTATATGTTGATTCTGTTTCGCAACGAAATAACGACACAGCAAACGGGGCAGGTATTACAATTAAAGGCGAACCCGGTGCGAATGCTGACAAGACTATTGCATGGATAAACGACACTGTTAATGGTACAAGTTGGACCCTTAATGATAATCTTAATCTTGTAGATGGTAAACAATACAGAATTAATGATGTTATGTTAATTCAAGAAAATTTCGGCGGCACTTTTTACGAATTAGGTGTTGACATTGAAGAAGCATTAGGTATACGAGATGTTGGCATTATGGATAGACTACGTATTCATAGTAGTATGACGTTAGACGAACTTACCGGAGTGCCTACAATTACTACAACTTCACCGTTAACTATTGATAGTTCAGGAACTATAACATTTAAAAATGGTGCAAGTACTGTAATGCTTACAGGGCTAACTACTACTAATTATACCACTGGCAATTTAACAGATGCAGCAAACAAAGATTATGTAGATACACAAATGGAAAGTGCAACAGTTGCACTAGCATTAGATACTACCGATATGCCACAAGCAGGATTTGGTTCTCTTGTAGAACAAGTTATTGATATTTTAGATTTCTTGCACCCAGCAGCAGAAAAACGTATCGGTACATATGCAAGAGTGCATACTACATCATTTAGAGGAACAGTTGTTGACATTAATGTAGAAAGTACGATTGATACTACTTCAATAGGCGCTGATTTTAGCGACATTAACACAGTTGAACCGTATGGTGTTACCCCCGTAAGTGGAGGATCACCTAATCAGCAGTTAATATCAAATATTGGTTTTACAGGTGTTGCATCAGGAAATGTTATACTAAACGCAGACGATGGCACTACACCGACACCAATTTCAACAAGGGTAAAAAGATTTTTTAAAGTCGTTGACAACGGCGGAACTAATGAATGGACGTCGTCCGCTACAGGACCAAACGGAGAAACACCGTAAACAGTTTAACGGGCAAATACGATAAATACTATTATCGTAATAGGGGATATTAACGAAAATGGCATATACAATATTTAACACTAGAAATAACGAGATTGCAGTAGTAGAAGATGGTACTATTGATAACAGTACCGACCTAAAATTAATAGGTAAAAACTACGCAGGATACGGAGAAATACAAAATGAGAATTTTGTTTATCTTTTAGAAAACTTTGCTGGAGCAAATCAACCACCTAGGCCCATTGCAGGTCAGCTTTGGTTTGATACTGATGACAGCAAAATAAAAGTATATGACGGCAATGATGAAAATGTTTTTGTTCCCCTAGGAAATGTACACATCGGCGCAAAGCCATCTGGTGCTGCAATTACCGCAGCAAATGTTAATAAAGGTGACTTATGGTGGGATGATGTTACTAGTCAATTATATGCACACAATGGCGCATTGTCAGGCGATCCGTTTGTATTAATTGGGCCAAAAGGATCCCAAGCTGTTAGAACAGAAATTGTAGATACACTTGTATACGATAGCTTGTATGCAGGACAAGCAGATCCAACCCCTTATCAGCATCAAATTTTAAAAGGATATGTTGATGATTCAGTTATCTTTATTACAAGTAATGATGAATTTACATTAGATGATTCAAATGCTATTGCAGGATTTGATAGAATTAAAAAAGGTATTACGCTAGTTAATACAGAAAATGCAAACGACGGCGTAACAAGTGGTAATTATAGTTTCCACGGTAGTGCTTCTGATGCATTACGTTTAGGCGGAACACTTGCAGAAGAATTTGTACAACGTTCTAATCCTGTGTTTGTAACACAAGTAGATATTGACGACAATGACGGTTTATTAATAGGCCCTAATAATGAAGTATTATTAAAAGTTGGCAGTGGAGAAGCAATTTTAGAATCTACTATTACTGGCGCCAAAATGAATTTTAAAGTTAAAGATGCAGGCGGAAGTACTGTTACACCTTTAACACTTACTGAAAACGGATTAATTCCAATATCAGATAACACATATAACATTGGTAGTACAAGTTTGCGTTGGAGCGAATTACATGTTGCTAACTTAAGAGGTGTTTCTGATAAAGCAGATAGTCTACTAAGTGACGGCACTTATAAAATTGCTACTAAAACTAACACAAATGATTCAGTAGTTACTCGTGACAGTGTTGGCGATATATTTGCTACATCTTTCCGCGGAACACATCTTATTAATTCAACTGATACTAATGTTGCTGTAACAGGTAAGGTTACAAAGTCAGAAGGATTATTAATTGACGGAACAGATACTTTTGTTCCAGCTACTACATCATCGGTAGCAAACAGAGTTGTAGTACGTGACGGATCAGGAGAAGTTTTTGCAAATCAGTTTAACGGTTTAGCAACTAGAGCTGCTACAGTGCGTGTTCCTACAGGAATACCAGATCAATATGAACATAGATCTGCCGCAGTTGCAGACTTAGCAGCAGCACCAAATACAGTAGCAGTTCGTGATAATAACGGTAAACTATTTGCTACCGAATTTGTAGGCGCAGTTAATGGAGCAGCAAATACAGCCGCTGCTTGGACAACTGCAAGAACTATTACAGTTGACGGCGATGCAAACGGTATAGTTACACTAGATGGATCGCAAGATGTTACTCTTACATTAACAGTTGGAGCCAATCAAGTTGCGCTAGGAACAGATACTACTGGTAATTATGTAAACGGAATTAGCGTTTATAATAATGATCCGTATATGAATATCTATGTTAATGCAGACTTAGATGGTGCAGCAACAGAAAATGCAGTTGTTCAATTAGGCATTGATGCAGATACTGCAAAACGTGCAAACACACTAGTCGCACGTGATGTTAACAACAAAATTATGGTCGGCGAAATTGATGCTGACGGTGACGTTACAGGTGACACAATTACAGCTAATGTTAGATTTGTAGGACACATTAACCAAGCCGGCACTTCGAATGACGGGTGGTTTGATAATTTAACTGTTGGTACAATTAATGCTTCAAACTTTAATTTTGGTTCAAATATAACTGCTATTACAAACGGTGGTACCGGTGCAACTACAGCAAGTAGTGCAAGAAGTAATTTAGATATCTATAGTAAATCGGAAGTTGATAATTTTGTTGCAGGAATTAATGGCACGATCAGCGGAATATCAAGCGATAGAATTGAAAGTGGATCTACTAGAGTACTAGCAATTGAAGATTCTGATATTGTAATGCGTCGAGCTGGTACTAATGTTGCAAGTGTAACTGAACAAGGAATTGTATTAGCATCTGGCTATAAATTTGTTGGTACTGCTACAGAAGCTGAATACGCTGACTTAGCAGAAAAATATTCAACAGCTGAAGAACTACCATACGGAACAGTAGTAGCTGTTGGAATTGATGAAGAACATGATGTACAAGCTGCTAACCGAGGTGACATTGCAATTGGTGTTGTGTCAACAAACCCGGCTCTTATGATGAACAGCGAAGCAGAAGGACAGTACATTGGTCTAAAAGGACGTTTGCCAGTACGTGTAATTGGTCCTATTAAGAAAGGACAAGCAGTATACGTTGACGATAACGGTTGTGCAAGTACAGCAATTAACGGTGGCTCAATAGTAGGTGTTGCATTAGAAACTAATAGCGCAGAAGATGAAAAATTAGTTGAATGTGTTCTTAAAGTATAAGATACACTAGATATAAAAAAAGGAGCGTAACTGCTCCTTTTTTTGTGACTTAATAAATTAATTATTAATGTAAGTCGGCCCACGCACTTCCGTCATAAACTTGTAGTTTAGAAGTAGAAGTGTTAAAAATAACCATACCTGCTTCAGCAGTTAATGCGTCTCTTGTAGTGGTATCCATATTAGAAAATTTAACAGCAGTAGCAAAATCTGCAACTGTTTCTGTAATTTTTGTTTTAATTGCGTAGTTTGCACCGTTTTGTAATTCATCTACATCATTAGGATCGCCTGAGTATTCTACAACAAAAAATCCTGTATTTGTTTCGCTTAACTGTGTTCTGTATTGTGCCGAATACGCTCTATCACCAAACGCTGATACTTTACCATAAACCTCAAGATCATAATCACATTTTAGTGATGAATATATTTCCAAAGGCGTTGTAGAATCGTTTAAATCTGCTGCAAGGTAATTAGTAGTAATAGTAGTTGGATTAATATTATTCCATGATAAAATACTATTATCGTTAATGAAGATACCGTTAACATCTCCAATTTGTATTTCTTGGCTAGCACTAATTCTTGCATCAAATATTGCTTGAGGAGTAACTGTAATTGCACTTGAATCACTACTGTCGATGCTATTTGTAATAATATTACCTGTAACAGTACCTGTAACATCGCCTACAAGGTTATTATTTAAAGTACCGCTTATAACACTTGCTGGAATGTTTCCTGCTACAGCATCTACTAATAATGCACTGTCATCGGCAAAAACACTACCAGTTACATCACCGTCAAGTGTTCCTGTTGCTGTAATAGCACCTGTAAATGTTCCAGTGTGGTCACCATCAGCATTACCTGTTAGATTACCTAATACGTTACCTGTAACATTTCCTGAGATAGTACCTGTTGTAGTAACATTAAATACTGAAAGTTCTGCGTCTGCAGGTCCTGTATTTGTTGCAAATACCGTAACACCGCTTGAGCCTTTAATAGAACCAGTTACGTTACCAGTAACCTCGCCTGTTAAATTACCTGTAACATTGCCTGTTAAATTACCAGTAAGTGTATTATTAACTGCATCTATAATTAGTGTACTATCGTCTCCAAACACTGAACCTTTAGTATCACCTGTATGGTAACCTTGTGTATTACCTGTAACATCACCAATTACTGAACCAGTGTGTGTTCCTGCTGTATCGCCGGTTACATCACCTGTTAAATTACCAGTAAGTGTATTAGCACTAACATCAACCATCACAGTTGAATTATCAGCAACTACATCTGCATTAATAGCAACAGCATCTATTTGTCCGTCAATTGTAGCACCGTTTGCATAAACGTTGCGCCATCTTTTAGACATAGTACCTAAGTCGTAAGCAGTATCAGTTTCAGGAGTTATACTGCTATCAACTTGTGCTGTAATTGTTACTGTGTCACCTGGTGCATCACCAATATCAATATTACCGCCTGCAACAATGTTTCCAGTTGCATTAATGTTTCCTGTAATATTAATATTACCTGTACCGACAACATCATTGCCGTTGAGGTCTAAATTTTGTTGCAAATCTAATGTTGAATTGATTGTGTCGGCAGTAATATATGTGCCAAGCACTGCACCTGCGTTGTCTGTAAGTTTGACACCGCCTGCCGTTGATCCATCACCGACGTACAGAGCATCTGTATCGGTTACATATATTAATTCGCCTTCTGCAAATACAACTCCACCGCCTGCAGTGCGTTCAGCATCGGTGCCTCGTCTTATTTGTAAAGCCATTCGTTAAACTCCTGATAACATATTTATTTGTTACAAGTATTTATCCGATTGAACGGAATAGCTTATCTTCTTAGCTTAAGGAATTTTTTTGTTCTTGAAGTGATGTCGCGCTTAACTTTTTCTGTATTAAGTCTAAAGTCGACGTTTTGTATATGGTCTTGATACTGCTCGAATAATTCATCTAAAGATTTTTCTAAATCTTCTACCTTATTCTTTTGAGTGTTAATATCTATATCCCAGATCTTGCCATCAACAAACTGCACTCTAACAGAATCGAGGTATTCGAGCGGAACTACATCGATTTCCACGTCTTCGAATACCTCGGGCCAATGGCTAATAACTTCGTCTGGGAGTTTTTTACTGGGCTTCTTGGGCACTAGACTTGGTCTTCTTTTTAGTCGGCACAAGTTTTTCTGCTTGTTCTCTAAGGCTCTTTGCCTCTTTAAACAATGCATCTGCTTGTGAACGATACTGTGCAGCCAAGTCGTCGTCGCTTAAAACTCCGTCAACTGATGTAGTTGCATAGTCAGCAGCCGGATCAATTGTTCTAGTTTCTTGTACTGGTTGAACTGTTCGACCATCAGGACCTTTTAATGCTAGATCCGCAACAGTAACACCTTTTTGTTCAGCAATCATCTTGTTTAGTTCTGCAAGATTAACTGAACTAGCAGTGTCAGGGGTCATTTCGATAGTATCAGTTTTTACTTTCGTAAGTTTACCATAACGTTGCATACCTGCTAACATATTCAAGCCATCCGACAATGTAGTACGTGCCATAGCTTCTGCAAATTCGTATGCATTTTGTCCTGCATTTGATTCAAGAGCTTTCATCAAATCGTCATGTTGTGCTGCATCTAAAGCAGAAGTTGGAATTACTAAGCAATAGTCAGGATCTCCTGGAATTACTCTGTATGCTACTACTACTTTTCTTCCTGTCGCTGCATTACGACCTACGTGTTTTAGAGCCATAATTACTCTCCTTTAGGTTCTTCCTTGGGCTCTTGCTGTGCGGCTACTGCACCTAAGAAAGATTCCAATTTGTTATATGTTGTACCAACAACAGCCATTTCGTTTGCTTTAAATGCACCACGAGAGCTTGCTACGTCAATAATCTGCTTGATAGCAGTTAGGTCTTGTACTGTAAGCTCAGCCGCTGCTGGCGCTTGAGTTGTTGTTTCTGCTTCTGTTGCTTGAGTTTTTTCATCAGCCATAAGTTTTCTCCTTGTATAATATTATATATGCGTACTTAATTATTTGTACTTTAAAAGTGGACATGCTAACATGAAATAACTCATTTCTTTTGAGTCTTCAAATCCCACTTTCATTAGTGTTTCTACTTTACTAGTTTTTGTTGATATGTCAACAGTTTTCCCAACAAAGTATCTTCCTTTTAGATTTTTTGCTATCCATTTATTTAATGATTCTTCAATGTTGTAAGTGTAAGGAATGGATATGTATTCAAAGTAAGGAACAATTACAGATGACTTCCTTACTTTGAATAAGTTTAAAGCATTTGGTTCTTTTATCTTAGGCACTTGCTTCCTCGTAGCGTACAGTAGTACCAAACGGCGCCTGTACATTTTTATCATGGTGTGAGTGAATTAGAAATACTGTGTCACAGTAGTCTTCGTCACCCCAGCTATCCCAAGCATAACCATCTGTGAACATAATGAACTTCTTAGGAACATATCCTGTTTCTTTCATATATGCCCAGTTCGCCATAAAGTCAGTACCGCCACCGCCAAAGATTTCATAGTCGAGCAAGTCTTCGCCACCGTCTGCACTAAAGTCTTGTTCGTTGTAAACTTTAGTATCAAAACACCAAACTTTAATGTTATAGTCGGCATACTGATCCATAATGCCTTTGATTTCACCTAAGAAATCTTGTGCTTGTGCATTGCCAATTGAGCCTGACATGTCTAGTGCAACAGCAATATCGATTGTCTCATCAAAGTTTTGTCCTGGAAGTATAGCACCACTCTGCCAACCTTTGCGTGAAGGACGTTGAAACGTAAAATCGTTTTTAATAACTGACTGAATTTGTTGTTGCAAAATTTCACGCCAATTCATCTTAGGCTCAGTAAGCTCGCGAATCATGCGTTGTACTTCACCTGGAGTATTGCCAGCACCTGCGGCTTGTGCGGCAGTCATCATACCTTCTTTAATTTCATCTTTGATTTTGCTAAGTTCTTCTTTAGAATACTTAGGACGCTTCTTACTTATATTGTTACCGTTTTCATCTTTTTCTTCTTTACCCTCTTCGACTTCGCC